TGTTTTTTTATATATATGTATATATATGTTATTATTATATTATTTATTAGTATTATGATATAATACTAGATATATTATATATCTGATATAAATAATATAGCTGGGGAATAAAAAGACTTTTTATTAGGAGAGGGGGAGAATTATATAATTGTATTATATATTCTTGTCTCTTAATAAGAAGTCTTTTGATTGGATAGCTAATTCTTAGCTATTTGATTTATGCTTTTTTCTTACTATCTATTATATAGAATAGCTGGAAAAAAGCAAGGCTTTTTTTTATTTTGTTTTTGTTTATTGTTTGTTCCGATTCGTTTTCTGATTAGGCATAGAACTTATTCTAGTTCATTAGTCTTAGGATAGCAATAGTAGGATTAATATCGGGATAGGATTTTCTGGGATGTCTTTACTTGCTGGTAGCTTTAACTTAATTTATTGTGTTTCTTTTTCTGGACTCTTCTATTAGGGTTCTGTGTATACTACATTCAGTAGGGGGTTCGTTGTTTGCCACTAGGGCTCGTTAGTTTATTTAGGTTCGGGTAGGGGAAGGATTGTAGTCTTCCTTGTTTATGGCTAAGCGATTAGCTTAGTCTGATGTTGTCTGGAATGATCTTCCTTTTTCTTTCGAAAAAAAAAGATGATAGTATCTACATTGCTGTAGATACTATCATCAATGTGATAGCACTGGCTATTCCACTAAGGAATATACCAGTGATATCACTTTTTATTTCATAGTATTTACTGATTAATACAGTAAATACTATGATTAGTATTATTGCTGTCATAACTTTTTTTTATTAAATTATAAGTGGATAATATAGTAGCTTAATTACTTAGTACAGTATTAGTGTACTATAATATTATCCATAAAATTTTTAGTAGTTGTGTGTTGATTGCCGTAGGCTTCTTTAAAAAAAAGAGTACCTACTTATTAGCAGGTACTTTCTAGACGCTTGATTGCGTCTAATCTTATTATATTTAATGAGCAATCTAGTTGCTCATTAATATTTTGGTAGGTACAACCTGCATTCACAGGTGTACCATATTGAGATTCATACTCAGCAATTTCTTGCTGAGCATTTAGTGAAGCTGCATAAATTGCAGCTTCTTCTTCTGGAGAAAATTTAATTTCTCCATAAGCTTCTTCGTAATGATTGAAGAAAGTTTGAAACTCTCTTCAATCATTATGAAGAATATCTTTTAAATATTTTTTCATAATGATTTATTAATATATAAATGGATATTTCTATCCATAAAATTTTTAGTAGTTGTGTAAGTGTTGGATCTTTGATCCTATTTTAATAGTCCCCCTTCCTTATGCCTATAGCTATTTAACAACGAGACTTGTTCGAGTTGTTAAAGTTTTAATTGTCTTCCTTATTTTAATCCCCCCTTCTTGAAGGGGGCTAGGGGGTTATTTTAATTTGTCTTCCTTATTTTTATTTGTCTACTTGTAGACTTGTAAACTGTTCTCCATTGTATACAAAAAAAAAGAGACTGACTATATTAGTCAATCTCTTTTCATTTTTCTCATTACTTCTGATTGTTGATTAGCAGACATTTGTCTGTAATTCTTATATCAGTTAGCTAATGAACTTCAAGCTGTGTTTGTAGTTTTCATAATTTATTTATTTAATAATTAAAGTAAGAACACAAGAAGACTATAAGTCTTCTGCGTTCATTGCGCTTGAACCAAATGGTTCTAAGCTTTCTACTAATGTAGATAATTCTCAAGCCACAGTTAATACTGGCGCTTCTTTTTTATCTATACCTTGTTTGTAACCTTGTACAAACTTACTATCTTTATCATACACTTTGAATGATAAGATATTTCCTGATGCTTTACCTTTGATGTTACAATAAATTGTAGCATCTAATGTTCAATTAGATTGAACATATTGAAATGGAAACACATCTTTAGTAATATCTAAATTTAATTTAGATATTACTAAATCTAAATTAGATATATGTCTAACACTTGCTATTTTAGATAAGCTTTCTCTATTGTACCCTTTTGAATTTGTCATAATCATATTGATTAGTGATAAAATATTGGCAGGAGTTTAATCTACCATAAAATTTTTAGTAGTTGTGTGGATGCTGGCTTGCCTGTTTTAATAAGTCCTCCATTAAAAAAAAAGAGAACACATTATGCTGTGTTCTCTTTGTATCTCTTTATGTTTATTGTCCCAAGAGTTTTATATTGTAGACCGATATACTTATCTGAAAGTATATGAAATATAAGCGGCGTTCACCTCGCTTGTTACTATCAGTCTTACAGATATAAGGACAAGATATTATTTTAATTCTATTATAGCTTCTCTTGTTTTATTCATAATTTAGTTAGTAAATTATTATTGGTTATCTAATATTCTATCTGATCATTCATAGTCTATGTTATCTAGACTACTCATCATCTCTGATATTTCTTTGTGTCTCTTTAGTTGTTCTGGTGTTAACTCTGTCTTGTCTGTCTGCTCCGTTCAGAATAACTTGTGCTTGTATATGAATGTATCCATCAGTAATTCTAATTCCTTATCATACTTCTCTCTTATCTTATTCTCTTCTCTCTGATATAAGATATTGTAAAATCAAAATTGCTTTCTTATTTCTTCTGCTCGTCTCTTTATTGTAGACACCGTTACTTTAGTTAGATCATTATCTAAATAGATGTCTCTCTTGTTGGTCACTTTAAAGATTACTTGTGTCATGAGTTTTGATTCTCATTCTCCTATCTTAAATGTTATGTCTTCTTCTTGCTCCTGTTCTATATGTTCTTCTAATTCCTTAAACGTAATTCATAACTTACTAGATATAGTTTCTAATAAGTTCTTTCATATCCTCTTCTCATTGTCTGATCATCAGATATATCTATTGTAAATTCATTTAATCTTATTGCTTATCTTCATGGTGCTAATTTATTATTAACATAAAACTAAGTTTTCTGTATAAGCTATTGTTATGTTTCACTATACATCTTATCTATTCGTTACATAACCGTGAATAGATATGGGGATACTTGATCACTTAAATAAGTTTCCGATTACTTAGTTACCCCACTCTTAGTACTCATCGCTCTTCAGCTATTCATATGCTTCTGTTAAACAGAAGGTGTAATATATAAGGTAATAATAATATCTTACGATAATGCGAGAAGTCGGTTGACTATTATGTCCAGCCCCTAAGTTGAGTCATAGCTTATGCTGGCTGCGCTACTGTTAGTTATATGTTGTTATGTATCCATAACTAATAACATCAAAATCATATTATTATCATAGCCTCAACTCATAGCCTTCTTATATATTACACCATCCATTTAATAGGATGGTTGTTTTATCTTTTAAATTTATCTTCTATAGATCTCTTAGTTGTAATCTCTTCTTTACCTACAGATTCTATAGTGTTCTTTAGATATGTATCTAAATATTCTTTAGTCCCTTTAAGTTCTTCTAATATTCTTTGTATAGTTTCTATATCTAAATCTGATATAGCTTTCTCTAAGTCACATATATCTTGTGTAGTCACTGTTCATACTTCCATTAAATCTCATCTAGCTCTATAGATTAATGCATCATATTCTTTTAATGTTTCCATAGCATTATCTATAGCTTTTCTATTTTTATCTTTAGACATAAAGTCTTCCACTTTGTAATCATTATATGTTTTCATTGGTTTCTTTTTAGGTGTTAAAAATGGTTTCATCATTTCTTCTATCTCTTCTTTTGTAGGAGTAGATGATCATGATGTATAAGTATCTGTTGTATATGATACTACAGGTGAGTCAGTGTATGATGTAGATGTATCTATAGTTTCTACATACTTCTTTAATGCATATCATCTTCTTGTAACTCTATAGTCTTCATTAGTTAATCTATATACTTCCCATCAGTCTTCTATGTTTCTTTCTTTTACTTCAAGTCTAACTCATTCATATTCTGAATCATCATCTATCTCTACTATATCTCATACTTTATAATCATATAAGTTATCATCCATATCTCTATCGTCTCTTACTAATTCTAAATCATTTAGTTTTGTTTGATTAGTTTCTTTATTAATAGGTATTCATGGTGATTGTAATTCTAATCCTCAATCTAATATATTAATAATCTTCCATGATTTCCATTCATTTCTTTTTCTAGATTTAAATCTAACATGTTGTCATACTTTAAATCTAGTCCGTTCTCTTGTTACTTGTTCTATAGGATCTGATAGATAATGTTTTATATAACAACCTACAGTATAGTATACACTTTGATCTTCTGATGTATATGTAATCATCTCATCATCTAAATTTAATTTAATATATCCTGTAGATCTACTATGTGTATATCATGTAGGTCTATTTCAAGTATGCCATTTAATACTTGTGTATTCTTCCATACGCTGAAGAAGTCTTTCAGCTTCTTCTTTAGTATCGAATTTAATATATCTATTGTTCATAAGTTTTATTTATTAAATAAACTAAGCTCTGCATATCTTCTCTTCTTTAATCATTTGTTATTATATCAGTATACTCACATGATATATTTAATATCTTTTATACTACATCTCTTTATGTATCTATTTATATTCATAGCATACGCTCATGTATTGTACGTATACGATATCATAGCTACCTTTTGGTTATCAGTGTAGCATGATTTATTTACAAGCTCATAGAGAGGATTTAAATGTTGAATGAAACGCTTGTCTCATTCCTCTCTTGTTATCTCTTCTCATCTATAACTCTTGGTACCATATCAGATACTCCGTTGCTTCCTATCCCAATATGATCTAGATCTATATCATTCAAATCTAGATATGAATTTCATAGCACGCTGTCTTACTCACTCGCTAACGCTCGCTCCGTCGACGTTGTCTTTGTAAACTCTTATTGTATTTAATATAGGTACAGTCTCCTTAGCCTGTACCGTTTCTACTTTACTGTTCTGAATTGTTCTAAGTTAGAATCTGTCTTACAGTATTCTAAATTATATTCAACTCAATCTATCTTTCTAGTTATCTGATTAGTATAACATATACTTCTCAATAATTCTGTCTCGTACTTTGGTTCAGTACTTTTAATTAAAGCTCTAGCTTCTTCTATAGTTTTCATATGATCCTTAGATGCTTCACTAGATTCTCTAGCTCTACCTTCTAATATCTCTATGTCACTATTCTTATTAGCTTTAGCTTGCGCTTCTAATAATTCTTGTGCCGCTTTAATCTTAGCTTCACTTGCAGCTAATTCTATTTTAGCATTAGCTATCTCTAATTCTTTATTACTTTGATATATATCATATCAAATAAATACTATTACTATTGCTACTAATCCTGTAGCTGTTGCCTTGTTAACAACTTTCTTAAAATCTATGTTCATATTATATAGATTAATAAATAAAATACAAGTCTATTACAGACTTTTTTAATTTAAAATAAAAACAAAATGTGATAGTAAGTTAATACTACCACAAAATTTTTAGTAGTTGTGTGGATGTGCCGAAGGCTAGTACAGAATTAATAAAATAAATTCTTTAGTCCATTGATAACTTCCTCTATCCAATCTAATCTTCATTTCATATTACTTATCTCTGTCTTTAGTTTTATTATCTCTGTATTCTGATCTGTTAATCTAGTCTCTAGTTTCAATACTCTTGTAGCTAACTCCATATCTATACTAGGTGATGGAGTAACTGGAGTTGGTTTAACTATTGGAGTTGGTTTAACTATTGGTGTTGGTTCTATTACAATAGGTTCTTGAACCTTATCATTTGTAGACTCCTCGTCTCCTCCTAGTTTTAATCCTCATAAACTATTTAATGCTGCTTCTATATTCAATGCTACATCTCATCCAGCTGGCATCTTAGTTCCTGTTCTTATTAATGTTTCTCTTATCTGTTTATATGTTAATGTTGGATCTACTTCTAACATCAATGCTATAGCACTACTAATCTGTGGTGCTGCGAATGATGTTCATGGTTGTCTATGTATAGTTCCATCTCTATCTAACATGTCTGGATAATATCCTTTACCTAATATCTCTGTGTGTTCTGTATTATGGTAGAACTTTTTCTTATATATAAAGTTTCCTTTATGTGAATAATAACTTCATACACATATAATACTATTGTCTTCACAATGATATGAGTTAGATATCCTTGCTTTGTTTTGTAATGTAGTTACTACCATTATCCCTGCATCAGTTAATTCTTTTAGCTTAGCTGAATATTCTTTGTTCCTCCATGTTACACTTAAGTTCACTATCTTAATATCTCCTCTAGCTTTTATCTTATCTAGTATAGGTACTAACTCTTGGTATCTACATGATGTACCATTACAGTAATCATATCTAATTACTTCTGCTCATGGTGCATATCATACTAATCATCCATCATTATGTGATGATGTGATTAATGATTCTATTCCTACTCAATGATCTGAATTAGTAAAGCTATCTATTACTGCTATCTTAATTCATTTACCTGTAGCTTTATCCCATGCTCCATAAAAGTCTGATACTTTAAATGATCCATCTCTTGTTGATTGATAATATGAATCTCATTTGTTTCATTCAAAGTTTAATTCACTTGGTGTATATGCATGAGCCTTATTAATCACACATCATATAAGCATTACAAATAATACTATTGTAATTATAGTTAATATTTTTCTCATAGTTTTTTTAATTAGTTATTAATAATTCTATTTTATCTGTAGCTAATCTTATCATTGAATGTGATAAGATATATTCTGTTCTATCTTTTGCTTCTTGACTTAAGTATTCTATCTTCCATAGTTCTTCTCTTAAGTCTGATAGCTTATTTAAATCTCAATTGTTATAAGCTTCTTCTATATCTATATGATTTATATCACACATAATCTTTTAATTAAGTTCTAATATATTTCTAAGACAACATTGTACTTCTCCAATATATTCTAATGCATCTTGTTTCTGTATATCACAAAGTGCAGATGCTTCTATAGCATCTGCTTCTTCTTCTAGTCTTTGGTAATATAAATATTGTGGTCAGTTATCTAACATCATAGTAAAGTTATTATCTTATTAAATACTTCTTCAGTTATATGCTCTTCAGCTTTCCTATATTCCTCACAATCACATGGTGTAATCTGTACTGATTCTCTTCCTTTCTTAAATCATTTAGAATTCTTTTTAATAATCTTTTGTGATTGTTGTATTCAACTTAGTCTAGTATCCATAATGTATTTGTTAATTACTAATAAGTTTATTATATTCACTTCTTATTCTTTCTGCAAATTCTGGATAACTATGTTCTATATCTCTAGACATTATATAGAATGGTACTACATATTCTATGTATGTATATACTATAGGATGTGATGATGTTGTATCATATGTAGTTTCTATTACATGTCCTTTCTTTTGTAACACTTGTATAAGTGATGTGATATTTCTACCTCATCATAATAATTCATTAAGTGTTTTTCTTTTAACTATTTTATTATCATTAAATTCTTTTAGAATTAAATCTATTTTCTTCATGTTATTTAATTAATCATTTAAAATATTTTTCTAGCTTCTTATTTTTCTTAGGTGTATCCTCCCAAGTAATCATAATCTTTTTAAACTTTTTCTTGTTCATAAATCATTTTATTATTCTTAGTAAATAGTACTGTCTTATATAATTCAGATACTCTCTTAATAGTTTGTGGTGACATCTTATCTAATGTCCTTCACTTATCTCCTTCTTTATATCTAGTCTTAACTCATCTAGCTATTAAGTTTTCTTTAACTACTAACTCATAGTTCTCTTTGTTTCTTTCTCTAGCTAGATCTATACTAAACTCACTCATGAGTTTAGCACATCTATCTAGTCAGAACTGTTTACGATAATCTGATGTTAACATTCTATGTGTCATTCTTAAATGTGATCATAATTTATTAAATGATTTATCACATAACTCACATATAACTTTTCATTCTGTATCGTATCTTACTGGTATATATTTATTCATAATAATCTAAATTATATTTATTATATATCGTTTGATATAAATAGCTTGGATGTTTTATTACTTCATCTGATCACCAGTATCATTCCCACATAACTCATGTCCTGTTCTCATCTAACTCTACCCATATGTTAGGTCATCCAAATGTTAATAGTATTTTAAATATTCTATTCCTATCTGATCTAAATACTTCTATCTCTAATGGTTGATCATCATCTATATATTGTTGTAGTCCATCTTCATTTTCTACTGCATATACATCATCTTCCCATTCATCTTGTTCATACATATCTTCTGGATCATCATCATACATAGATACATAATCTTTATATTCTGTATCTAGTTGTTCTTGTAATCAAGGATAGATATGTTTAACTATATAATCTAATGTAGTTAATTCATTGTAATCATTCATCTCTTCTATAAATGATTCATATATTCTTTCTAAGTCTGTCATAATTGTTTTAGTTATAAGTTAATCTAATCTTTACTTCCTTTAATAATTGTTCTAATCTTTTCTCTATTGAGATAAGATCTTTTTTCTCTACATGATTACCATATAGTAATTGATTAATAATTTCTAAGTCTGTCATAATTGTTTTAGTTATCTAATATAACAAAGCTCTTCTATCCAAAGAGCTTTGGCTGCTATCATTCAATTGATAGCTTCTGCTTGATCTAATGTAATATCTGTTTCCATTCTGTCTTGTAATTCAATCCAGTCTTCCATACCACATCATCATCCTCAATCTATTTGTTCATCATCTTTATATATATCTACAATGATGTCATTGTCATCTGATGCTAAAAAGATATTAGCTTCTTCTCAAGCTCATATCTCTAATTGTATATCATCTACCATTCATGGATAGAACATTGCTTGTACTACAAAGTGTACTATCTGATAATAGATCTCTCTATTTATTTTATACATAGGAAATTATTAAGTTAAAAGTTAATATAATAAATATACATAAGAATGCTATATTTATTTCTTTCTCATAATCATATACTGATTTTCTTTTTATGTTTAATATAAGTATAATTAAAAATAAAATTACTATTGATGTTGTTCATATTAATACTAATATTTTATCATACATATTATTTTAAGTTAAATAAATTAAGTATATCTCTATAAGCTGCTATCTTACCAGCTTCATATTCTTCATTGTTTGGTAATGATACTATCTCATGATAGATATCATCTGCTTTACATTTATCTTCTTCACATAATCCTTTACCTAATACTTCTATTCCATTTCTATTATGCAATAAGTATTCATAACAATCTTCTATCTCTGATTCTAAATACTTAGCTACTTCTTTATCTGTATCCTTTAATCATACTTCATATCATCTAGTATATCCTTGTTCCCGTAATTGATTCTCACGTTCTCCATCTGGATCTATCCTTTCTAAATCTGATTCGTATTCTTCTAATATTTCTTTATGTTCATCTTGTTCTTCTTGATCTGCTGTGTCATCTAATTCTCCACACCGTTCTTCAGCAAACTCTCTTGGTAGTTGCTCTTGATATTCCTTTAGTTTAATTATCATAATTGTAAAGTGTTACGATATAAAATATTTGTTTTAGATTTAATACATCCTTTAATATATTTAATATGTTTATCTATTTGATATTTAATACTACAATCTATTTCATACTTAGCTTCTGCTATAGCATCTGTCTCTTCATAGTATCATCAGCAAGCTCCTTCTCATATATTAAACATATATACTTGTCCTGTTAAATATGCATCATACTCTTTTACTTCCCATACTAATTTCTGAATTACTTCATTTCTGTTTAATCTTTTTACATTAAACCATTTCCTTGCTTCTTCTTTAGATACATATATATATCCTACTTGTCAGCTATCCCATTGACATCAGTATCAAGTTGTGTTTATTGTTATTCAACTATGATCATATAAGTATAATGGTAATACTATGTAATCTCTTTCTAATTCACTAGCTGTAACTCATAATCTTTCTCTTAAATCTTTAATAAAACTTCATCTTCTATATCAGAATTTTTCATCTCATAAATCATATTTTCAATGATTACATATCATTGTACCTAGATGACAATCCCATTCTCTAGGATCTTGTGGGTCTGGATCAAATCCAATCTCTATTGTGTGTCCTTTATAATCTATAGTCTCTGTAATATAATCCATAATTGTTTTAGTTATTAAATAAAAATGATAGCATCTCTGCTATCATATTATATCTCATTTAATTTATCTACTCATACTATAATCTTTTTATATGTACTCTCTCTTATGTTATGTTCATCATTACTTATCTGTGATATTAATGGTTGACTTATTCATAATGCTTTTGATAGTTCATACTGTGACATAAATTTTAAATGTTCTATTACTATCTTGAATACCTCATCATTAATCTTTGTTTGATAATTCATAAGTTCTTTAGCATTCTCTTTCTTTGTTGGTATAAATAATATTACTACTATCATTCCTATAGATGCTACCCCTAATATAGTTAACCATTCTAATACTTCTAATCCTAACATAATTTTATAAGTTATAATTTAAATTAATCTTTTTATCTTTAGTTACTTCAGTAACTATCATTTGTAATCATTCACATTCTTTGATTACTTTATCCCTTAGGTTGATACCTATGCTTTCCCAACGATCTATAAGAATGAAGTCTATCTTTAAATACTTAATGAATAATTTTGCTAAGAGTATCTCTATAAATAATTCATTCCCTGTACTTGTACTTCCGTATTGATTTCATTCTGCATCATAGATCTCAAATGTTTCTCTAGTGTTCCCATTCTTTAATGTCTTGAATAATCTTATATCTAATCCTGTCTCTTTAACTTTATCTTCTAGTCTAGTATTAAACTTAAGTCTCTCTGCTTGCTTCTTCTTTAAATCTTTCTCAAGCTTTACAAAGTTCAAGTCTTTAAGTTGTTCTTCTTTAATCTTAATCTCTGCAAGATATGATTCTCTTTTATTAATTACTTCTTGATAATCCTTAAACTCTTTAAGATATCTTTCGTAATCAGCATTATCCCTTTCTATATATTTCATTCAGATTATCTCTGCTCTCTTCTTTACTTCTAATGTGTAATCAGATCTATAATCTGTTTCTCTTTCTAATCATTCCATTGCTTCTTCTATATGTTCATCTATATCAAATATAATAACTTGTAACTTATTCTTTAGTTCAGCTTCTTTCTCTAATACATCTCTGTATTTATCTCTTAGATTCAATACTACTTCTTCTTTGTCTTTTCATTTGATAACTGTACCACATGAATCACAAGTATATTCCATAGAATCTTTCTTAGCTTCAGCTGCTTTATCTGCTAACTTAATCTTTAATGTAGTAAGACTTTGTATCTCTGTTTCTAAATGAAACTTTTCTTCTGCTTTATATTTCTCTGCTATCTCTTTAGTTCTTCTATTATCTTCTGCTATCCTTTCGTTCTCGTCTTTAAACTTTTGTATCCTAGTATTATATGCTGCATTAATCTCATCAGCATTTCATTCTATTAACTTAGCTTCTTCTGGTTCTTCTAATGCTCCATCAAGACTATCAGCATATCATTCTATTCTTATGATGTCATCTGTGATCTGATCTTTCTTTGTATGAAATTGTTTAATCTCTGATTCCATATTTCTTATCTCTTCGTTTATTTTTTCTATCTCATCTCAATCTATATTTAATATCTTAGTAATTATTTCTCTCTGCTTTACAGTCGAGTTTGTTAACTTGAAAAAGTTTCAAGGTAATATGTATCTGATAATCTCTGAATCTATTATCTCTCCTATTATCTTCTTACCTTTCATTATAACATTCCCTTTGTCTGTCTCTAATTCTACTTTTCATTCTGGTAATCAGTTACCATATCATGGATAGCTTCTACCATAACAAGCCATTATACAATTAAGTATAGTTGTTTTACCTAACAATGATTGACCTCCTAAGATGTTTGCATCTTTAAATTGTAGACTACTATCTATTCCATGTACTCCATTCACCTTAATACTTTTAATCATAGTTTATTTATTATTAAATCAAAGTTTCTTTCTCTCTCTCCTTTGTTTCTGTAATGTAGATTCTCACATAATAATTCTACCATTATGAAATCTACCAAAGATAACTCATAACCAACTCTTTCATCTGTTCTTAGTTATGATATACTTAACACTCTTACCATCTCATTTAATAGCTTCTGTATTAACTTCATCTTTGTCGTTAGATATATGTATAACCTTATTAGCTACCTGTGCTATAGCTGCTCCATCTTTAAATGAATTGTTATCTGGATCTTCATCCTTCTGTAACTTCCTATAGTGTGATACTAATATACATGCAACCTTATACTTCCTAAGTAAATCATTTAACTGATGCATGAAATTCTCTATAGCTAAATCATGTCTCTCGTTCTTCTCAAACTTTACATAATGTAAATGATCTATCACTACTAATGATACTCATTTGTTTATCACTACATCTTTAAATAAGTTTTCTAACTGATGGATGTCCACCATCTTCTTATGTGCTAAGTCTATTATATTAAAGTTATATCTCTTTAAGTTTATAATAGCTTGATCTATATTTACTAGTATTCAATGATAATCTTCTTCAGTAAATAAGTTAGCTTCAAACATAGAATGGCTAGGCATCCTATCGTTTCTCTTAACTCTCATTCTATTAACTTCATAGTATATATCATTAATCCTGTTCTCTTCTAGTCTATCCTCTAATGAATATCTAGCTACCTTGAATCATTGTCTCGCTACATTGTTAGCTATCTGATTACATATCGTACTCTTCCCTACTCATGTCACTCATCATACTACTGTTAGTTGTCATGGTAATAAATATCATAGATGATTATCGAACTTCTCAAATCACCAACTCATTACTGATCATTCTGTTCTTTCTTTTAATTCTTTGTATCATCTATCTAATCATTCGCTGTAATCTATTAATGCAAATGTTCTCTCCTTAGTTTGTATCGATCAAGCTATAATCATATCAACCAATCAATTTCATAATTGCTTACCTAATTCATTCATATCTTCCTCTTCTTCTATCTCATAGATATCCGCTTCTATACTCTCTTTGAATACTTCCTTACATTTCTTACCTGCTGCATCATTATCAAATAATAAATATATCTTACTAAATTTATTAATGAATGCTACTATCTCTTCAGTAGGCTTAGCTGATGCTGATTTAAATCAGATGACTTGTTCTGTATACTGTCTTAGTGTTAGAAAATCTGTAGCTCATTCTACTAAGAATATATAATCTTTCTTTAGATCCTTAGTAAAGCTCCAGAATAATCCATCACTTCAATTAGTATTAAATCCTTTTCATATTAAACTCCTGTATTGATATCATGTCTTCTCTCACTTAATGTCTCTCATCATTATTGATAAACATTGTGTTTCTCATGATGGTGCATTCTTTCCGAATGTCACTGACTTAGTTAATCATACTATACCTTTTGGTAATGCTTTATAATTTATTCATCTTAGAAATAAATATGAAGCTAATCTATCTTCATCATTTATAACCTCCATTTTCTCTATAGGTTTTCTTGGTTCCTCTATCCCTAGACTGAATGCTTTATTAAACCATTCAATAGCATCTGGTATACTTGATCCTGTATGTCATATATAAAAGTTCAATGGATTCCCTTGTGGTCTCCATTCCTTAGCTTGATTAAAGTTAGATACTATATTATTTTTTATATCATATGTATAACTATCACTATACTTATTATCATCAAATAAATATTTTCTATTATTGTATTTAATTCATAATAGTTTTAATACTTCTTCAATAGGTAATTGTTTTATCCTTTCTATAATTTCCATTATATATCTTTTACATGATAAGGTATTTTATATTCTTCTTTAATAAATCTATTTAACATAGGATTATTAAAGAATGATGTCTTGAAATTCTTGATTTGTTTTTTCTGTTCACTCCAGTAATCATAATAATTATCTACACAATTCTCTAATTGTTCTCCTGTTATATTATATTTCTTGATCCTTTTACCAAACCATATCTTAAATTTTTCTAATGGTTCTTTAGGTTTAAATCATAATTCAATTAATGCTTCCACTAAATATGCTAATACTTCTTCATCAGATTCTCTAGCATATTCTTTATATTCTTTTAGATATTCCATCTAGTTAATAATTTATTTAATTAAATCTTTAATCTTTTCTAACTGTTCATTAGTTAATTCTAATGTAACCTTTTTCTTTTCTTCTTCTATTACTATATATCATTTAACTCCATATTCATTCAATTTTATTTCTTTTCATTCTTCTAATTCTATAATTTCATATACATCTCTTCTTACTACTACACATTGTTCACCTGTCTTAAATATACAATTCCCTCCTGTATCAAATATACAATTATAACCTGTCTTAAATTTACATTTAACACCTGTATTAAATGTACAATAAGAACTTGTCTTAAATGTACAATGTGACTTTGTATCAAATGTACAATCTGAACCTGTCTTAAATGTGCAACTAGAACTTGTATCAAATGTACAATCTGAACCTGTATCAAATGTACAATGTGAATTTGTATCAAATGTACAATCTGAATTTGTCTTAAATGTACAATCAGAACCTGTATTAAATGTACAACTAGAACCTGTATCAAATGTTACTCAATCTATATTATTGAAATCTAATACTAGATTATTTTCTTTACTACTAAATGTTTTAGTAGCTTCATCAAATGTATATTTACTTTTGTCTAGTTCTTTTCAGAACTGTGTTATACTGTAATTCATAATGTTATTTAGTTATTTAAATAATAATTCAATCGTCCTCTAGTTCCTTTCTTAATCTATTGTACATTTCTATATTACCTTTCTTATATTCTTGTATAGCTCTATTTGCTTTCCCTTCTATTGCTGCTCCTATCATTACGTTAGCCATCTTTGTTTTTATTAAATAGTAATATTGTTTCTTTATATTCTAATAGTTCTAGCCATATATCTGTGTAGTATTTTAAATTCTCTACCTCTATAAATTCAAACTTCTTCTTATTCATATATAATATGTATCAGTTGTTTAGTCATGACAACCGACAATATGCTGCTATCTGAATTTTATATTTCTCATTTTTTCTTATAGATGTTTTGTAATCTACTACTCATAAATTTGTTATAGCATCTATTGTACCTCTAATTCATTCTTTGTAAAATGTCTTCTCTTTATCTACTATAGTAATACTATATAATAATTTCCATTCTCTGAATCTCTTGTAATAATCTTTATGTTTATAATCTATCTTTTCCTTATCTAACATCTCATGTACTGCATGTCATCTATCACATGCTTCTTGTAACTTCTCTCAATGATTCTGTTTAATGTATGTGAATGATGGATCTTCTATGATAGATAATAATTCTGTTACTGATATATCATCAGTTCCATATCTACCATAGACTAGATCTATTCATAACTCATATCCATTATCTGAACAAAACTTTTTTAATTGTCCAAAGTTATTTGTTCCATTCTTATTAATCATGATATCGTATCTCAAATAAATATATCTAATTTAATCATAGCTTCTACTACATCTCATAAATCTTCTGTAGCTTCACCATACTTAAATCTATGTGTTCCATTTGTTGATTCTATAACTATAGGATTTATAGTAGCTTTATTAATTGTAGCATTAAATTTTTCTTCTACTATAGTTATATTAAATAATTCTTCTAAATTGTTTATTGTCTTTATATCCTCATAATCAAATATAAACCAAGCACTAGTTGTTCATGGTTCACTAGTACCCATTCACTTCTTATTATTAAAACTTAAATTCATATTGTGTTTATTATATTCTAATATGTGTATCTTTTATATCTTTAGTTTTCTCATCATTAACTCATATCATATGCAATCTTCAAATCATGTTTTATATATCATCCTAAAAAAGAATTCATCTTCTTCAGATAATTTCTTTCATATACTTTTATAAGCTTTTTTTATTCATTCCATACATCTATCTGTATGTACTTCTTTAAATGTTTTCATATTGTATTTTATTAAATGCTAAAAAGACTAGTCTAATACTAGTCTTTTAAAATGGAATGTCTTCTATACTGATTTCATCATTGTTTACTTTTTTCTTTGCAGCTTGTTCTGCTTTAACTTCTTTCTCAAAGTCTTCATCTGATTGTACTCCTTTAGGTTCTTCTGCATATTGAGGAACTTTCCCTGCTCAATATTCTTTCTTATACCATTCATGTTTTGCTCTGATATAATCGATAACTGATTTTTGCATTTCTTCTGCTGCTTCTAAAGCTTCAGTTTCTGCTTTCTTTCATTCAGTTACTATTACTTTATATCTAGCTTTATACTCTGAAGCTTCAGATCATTTCATTTCATCTAACTCTGCTAAAGTAATCATATCATCTGATCATTGTTTACCATAACCTTTGATTACATTAATTGAACATATAGCTTCTGGATTAAATTCTTGTAGTTTAGTTACTACTCATTCTTCTCCAAATGCATGTCATCATGCTAATGCAAATGATTTAACTTTATTATCATTAAGATCTAATACAGTTATAGCTGTATGTAATCTAGCTGATTTAGGTAAACCTTCTTTAATAATAGAGTATACTCATTGTATTGCTTTAGTCTTTACTGCTTTCCCATCTTGAAATATCATATCAATAACATAAAGTTCTTGATTCTTCAATGATGCTATCTCATTTGAATAATATGTATTAGTAAATTTTCTAATACCATCATTCCATAATTTCCCTTTTATAGTATATCAAATATTCAATACTATAAATTTATCTAATGAATGAATAATGTTTTCACTCTTCTCTTTATCCCATACTTTAAAATCCCCTTGTGCGAATTCAAGATATGTATCAACTGGTGACTCATTCATTTGCCCACTATTTTCTTTCCATCCTCATAATGCCATAATTAATTAAAATTAAAATTTAAAATAAAATTTGGTTAGCTGACTAAACTACCAAAAAATTTTTAGTAGTTGTGTAGATGTGCCGAAGGCTAATAGAGAAAATACTACAAAGACAATTCATTCTCGTAGTATTCTCTTATCATTCATGATAAATCATCTCACTGTTTAATTCTCTGCATTAAATATATCTTACCTCTATCCTTCCTTATTAAATTAAATATCTTATCTATCATCTCATGTTCTTCTACTGATGATACTAATACTATATTCCTATCTAATAACTTCATAGATTGATAAGCTCCTTTAGGAAAAAGATGAGGAAAACATTCTGCTTTCAGATCTGCTTTACCTCATGTTAATATACTCTTTCCTTTATAATACTTATGTACTCTCTTGAATACTTCCCATTGTCACACCTCTATAAATCTTTAACATCTAATCCTTCTCCTTCTGATAACTCTTCTTGATTAATGATAGGTTGTTCGTTTATTGTAGACTCCTCTGTAATTTTTGTAGACTCCTCTGCATCTAATTCTTCTTGTTTTATCTTCATTGCTTCTTCTTGTTTTCTTAATTCTTCTGTTTGTTTTTTATATTCAACCCTCTGTTCTGCTATAATTTTTTTAGTCTCTGCTCTATTAGTTACAACTTGATGTGGTAACATTGATAGTTTATTCTGTCTTTCTAGTTCATCGAATATATAATTAATCCATGATTGAATCATTGTTAATTCATAATCTACCATAGGTGATCATGGTTGTTGCATATTAGCTCTAGCGTTAATATGATCTGATACAACTCATGCTAATGCTTCTCCATTCTTTAAATTAGTCTCATCTGATAAATCAAATAATCCTAACATTCTATCTAAGTTCTCTACAGATCTAACTACAATAGCTATCTCTCTACCGTAATCATTTTTTACTTTAGATAAATTCATATCTAATTCTTTTAACACTTCACTAAACTTTTGTATATACATAATTGTTTATGTTAATAAATAAATTTAATTATCATACCTCATTACTATTCTAGCTAAACATTTTAAACAGACAGATGTATCTATATTAATACTATCTAATGTTCAATCTAGAAATAATTCCATATCTACTTTATCAGATTCTAATAAAGTGTTAGCAAATATCTGTTCACATTTCACACACGTTTCTCTACTCATAATAATAAGTTAATAATTATTTTTCCATCTCTTCAATGAAACTTACTGCTTCATCAAATCAATAACAGAATTCAGCTTCATGTCTTTCACGAGTATTTAAATATTCTATCCATTCCTTTTGTTCGTCACTACATCTAATCCCATCTGTACTCAAAGCGTAATAAGTTCAGTCAGCCTTTTTGCTACGCTTCTTTTTTAATTCTATATGTAGTGTCCATCAATTCTTCATGTAAATAGTAAAGTCTGGATATCAAACTTGTAATCACATACGCTTCTTCTTAAGTGCTGCAAACATTCATGCTTTACCTGCTACTCCAGATTCATTCGGTGTGTGTACAAATCTATATTCATTCCTTTTTAAATACCATGCTAATCTTTCAGCATCTGTATCCTCTTTAGCCTGTCTCGGCTTCTTTGGTTTCTTGAGTATTGAGTCTTCATTTTTTTTCTTGATCTTTGATTTACATCTATCAACAGCATTATTAATCATGTTCTCATGTATCGATACAGATTCTACTTTTAATCATAAAGCTTCTGCTTCTTCTATACTTATGCGAACCATATATTATATAATGTTATTCAAATAAATATATTTAATAAGTCAGATATCAATAATGCTCATATAAAAATATAGTCTTCCTTTATTGGAATATCACCATCCTTTAAAGAGTTCAATATTAATAATCATCCATATATTATAAATAACATATTCTTATAAAGTTAATAAATAAGTAACTATATTATATTCAAAAATGAATCTATTGCAAGACTTTTTTATATTTTCTTTTTAGCTTCAGCGATTTTTTTTTGTGTTCTTTTTTCTTGTTCTTCTAATATAAATCTAATCTGATCTTCTAGTACTTCTGTATTAAACTTTTTATTTAATCCATAAAGATCCCATAATCTTTTTATTGTCATTTCTTTCATATTGCTTTATAAGTTACTAATAAGATATGCTGAGCAGGAGTAATAAAGACTACTCCCCCCTTACCCCCCTCATATATATAGGTGGGCATAAACTTCGTTTACCAGTTCATTAAGAACATCATATTGGATAAACTACTAGAACAGGTTTAGGTTATTCTCCTTCAGTCTCGATATACTGATGATATGCGTCGCTATCGTTTATTCGACTAACATACTCCCCTAAGATTCTTTAGACTCGTTTACTTAGATAGTTACCTATATACCAGTTAGTGCCATATAGTTTACCCCACTTTATACTGTGGTACGAGATAACTAAACAAAAAAAAATAAGTTCTTTTGCAAGAACTTATTTTTACTAAACGTGATTTAGTCCGTCGAGTAACTAAATTCTCGACGTTTAGTTATACAGAGTATATTCATAACTAAACTAATGTCAAATCTTTTTTTCATAATATCTAAATATCTTATTCTTGAACCTCAAAAATTGATTTATTTAGGGAGTCCATAGGGGGTGGACTTATATTTTATTTAATAGTATATGATATATTTTATATATAATAATTTTATTTTTTTATTTATTAACTCTATTTTTTAAAGTAAACAGTACTTATTAGTATGTGTCTCGGTTCAAAAATAAGGTATCCAGATATTATGATTTATGTCTAACTAGTTTAATCTTTTTTTTCTTAGGTAATGAATCAAAGTATTTAGATCTTCTTTCTCTAAATGCTTCTATCTTTTTCTCTTTATCCTTATAATACTTCTTAACTTTTTTCTTATCCATATTAAAAGATATTGTCATGTTATCATTTGTAGCTGAATAAGCTATCTCAAATCATCTCTTCTCTACAACAGATCTTAATTGCTCCAATGCATTATACATTTGTTTAGTACTCATTAATTCTTTCCAGTAATTTGTTTTAGTCATATGCTTGGTTATATAATAATATAACCATTATATAGTATTAGACTAATAAATCAAATTTTAGTTTTAGTTTCCTAATAAATATAATCATACATAGATTAACATAAAATCATGTAATCTTTTTTTATCTTCTGACATAAAATCTAATACTTCTAAATATGCATTAAAATCTTTTCTTTTAACTCATTTAAGTTTTTTACAAAATCATGCATGTGATTTACCTCAATCATTATAATATTTGATTATATCAAACTGTACTCCAAATTTTAATTGATCTAATATCTTAAATGTATTAACAAGTATATTAATATAATGATATACATTATATACTTCTCATTCTTGATTCTCTACTTTTTTTAATTCTTTTTCTAATAACTCTTTTGTTATTTCTTTTTTATCAAATCCACAAAAAGCTAATACTTTATAAATGTTTAATTTTTCCATTGTTAGTTTTTTTATTAATAAATTATTCCTCAAAGTAAGTTTCTAAGTCTTGTGACATTAGATTAACTCTAGATGATATGTTACCTAATCTTTCTAATATATCAGACATTCATGTATTATCTATGTTCTCTAGTAGTTTATATGTATCCTCTATAACTTTAGTCCTATCCTTCATATCTAACTTCTCATTGAATTCTTTAAGATCTTTTATCTTATTATTTAAATCTTTAAAGTTATTCTTAATAGTTGCTAAGATATCCTTAGTATCTGTTTTAGTTTCTAACTTAGCTATTATAGCTTCTGTTATATCTGAAATATCTAATTGCTTATATGCATCCATCTTTATTAATAACTCTCTTATATCTCATTTAATTGAGTCGTTATTCATAGATGCCTTAATTCAATTAATAGATTCTATTATCTTACTATAATCTACATCAACTTTAATAAAGTCCTTCTTCTGTAATTTCATAGCTGTTTCTATATCAGCTTGTATTTCTAATAATCATTCTATATCTACCCTAGTATCTTTAATATCTTTCTTTATATCAGTAGTAGATTTATCTATACTTCATATGATCTGTGCAACAGATGTATTCAATTGTTCTATTGAAATACCTCATATAACAGTATCTCATCCTCATCATCCTTTATATGCCATACCATTTCACATAGTCCATTTACCAGACTTATAATCTTCGTTTAACTTTAATGCTATATTATCTGATAATACATTCTCATAACCTGTAGTTGTCTCATATATATATATTCATCCATCTGTAGCTCTAATAAAATAATCATGCCCAGTCTCATATCATTCAAATTCATAAGCATAATGTCCATAACTTAATTCATACATAGATCATGAATCTACAGTTTCTCATGTAGCTATATCTATTATGTCTATTGTTATCGAAAGTCATTCAACTTTAATCGGTGCTATTATTTTCATTTTCTATTATATCTAAATTATAAACTGAGTTATAGATCGCATTAAATCATTTATTGTCTAATAATCTATTAACTCTTTTTAAATCATTTTCTGATATTGTATCTATTCTGTAAATAGCTACATCTCATTTTATACCTCTTAATGGATCATCTATCATCCTTATATCTAGTTTAGCAAAGTTTTCCTTTAATACTAGATACATAAGTTTACTCTTAATTAAAAGAGTAATCTTATGTTTCATTACGTATTGAATCATTTTTGCTGTAGTAGTAATAGTATTTCATTTTAAATACATATCTGTCTTTGTTATTAATTAACATATACAAGTAGAGAGAACACTTGTCAATTTGTTATCGTATATAAATACGGACTACGCTTTAACGTAATCAACGTATACAACATCACCAGTTTCTAATGCGTCAGTAAAACTAATTACACCAGCAACATTACTATAGAATTCAGTTCTAAGACCATTTAAGTATACACCTTTAATTGAAGCAGGAGTATTAGTTAATGATACATCAGTAGATGCGTCAGTAACAGTAGGAGCTTCAGCGTAAACTTCTTTAGCAGTTTCAGCGTCTGTATAATCTTTAGCGTCTTGTAAATTTTTAGCCATTGATCCAGCACCAGAACCGTTAATAGTTGCTATAGCAATAGTGTTAGTATCACAGTTTCCGTCAACTTCATTAATTGCACCAACTACAGTTACTTTGTGAGCAGTAGTTAATGTAGTTAAATCACCAGTAGCTCCAGAAGCGTTATTAGCAACTTCATTAATAGCAGCAACTAAAGTATTTTTAGCTGTAGTAGTTAATGAACTTAATGCACCAGTGTTAGTTTCAAGAGTAGTTACTCTAGCTGTAACAGCACCTATCGCAGTTTCGATTTCACCCATTGTATCCATAGCTGTAGAAACAGTACCTTTAAGTTCGTTTTTAGCAGCAGTGATATCATTAGCAACAGTAGTAACGAAATTTTCATCATCACCAATAGCAGCAGCTAATTCATTAAGTGTATCTAATAATCATGGCGCACCATTAATTAAAGCAGAAACTTTAGTATCTGTATATGATTGAGCGTCAGTTAAGTTTTGAGCCATTGATCCAGCACCACTACCATTAATAGTAGTAATAGCTGATTCAGCAGTATCAACTCTTCCTTCAACTTCGTCTATAGCAGCTTGAACGTCAGTAGCATCTAAACCACTAGTAGTGTTAGTATAACTAATTTCATTAGCAGCATTTTGAGCATTAAGACCAGCAGTTAAATCAGAAGCTAATTTATTTAAGTCAGCTTTAACAGTACCTTGACCTACATTAGATGTAGAAGTAGCGTTTTCAGCAGAATCTTTAATAGATTTAGCAACAGATCCAGCAACAGTATCAGCACCGTTTAATGTATCTATAGAAGAATCAACAGTATTGAAAGCGTCTTTTACTGTAGCACCAGATACATCTGATGAATTAGAAGCGTTTTCAGCATTATCTTTAATAGATTTAAGAACTGAACCAGCAACAGAAACTGTATCATTTAAAGTAGTAATAGCTGATTCAGCTGAATCAACTCTACCTTCAACTTCATCAATAGCAGCTTGTACATCATTAGCAGCTAATCCACTTGTAGTGTTAGCATAACTTGTAGTACTTGCAGTTTCAGCTTTTTCAGTGTTGTCAACTTTATCAAGATCAGCTGCAGTTGGTACTCCAGTAACAGCTTTATTGAATATGATCATATCACCAGCGTCATAAGAAACTCCTAACATTGTACCTCAAACAGATACTTTATAGAAGTCACCTTGCCCACCATTTGCAATATCATTTTCACTTTGTGTAGAAAGATCTAAAGATCCTTTATATTCTAACCCTGAAGATAGGTTAGCTATTTCTTGATCAACGTAACTTTTGTTAGCTGCATCAGTATTAGCTACTGGTGTTGCTACAGAAGATACTAATTGACCACCCATGTTTAATACTCCAGTCATTGCAACTGAACCATCTCTTAGAATAAGATCAGCACCTTGTGCTAATTTAGCTAAAGCTATTGTTGAGTTAGCTATCTCATTATTCGTAATAGAACCAGCTTTTATTTGTCTATTACCATCAATTTTTATTCCCATGTTTATGTTTAATTATTTAATTAAAATGAGTATCTCTCTACTTGTATATATCAATTAATAATATCTTATAGACATTTTATCTCATATTTGATAATTACATCACGATTGAAATATTATTTGTTGTTCAGATATAATATAATCCTCTCATTCTCATTCCCATTGTTCTAATCAGTTAAGGGTAATTAATACACGCACAGGCTTTTTATTCAAATCAAATGTTCTTATCGTCTCATCTGTTACTATTATATGTAGGATATCCTCCTGCGTCATAGTTGCTCATTGAGACTCTAGTGGATTTAATATTATTGCCATCTTTATTTATAGTTTTTAATTTCAAGTAGCTCTCAACCACTTAAAACTATTATATAAAATACTTCACCAAAATCCAATTCCTGTTTATTATATTTTAATTCTTTTAAATATTCTCATTCTACTAGCTTTTGTTATAGCTTTTCTGTCTGCTTCTGGTAATTTTTCTACCTCATATACATTCTCTCTTCTTTGATATTTAACTAAATATTTTTCTAATAACTTATCTTTCATGTCTAATGTTCTAGCTGTAGGATAATATATACCAGCTTTTACAGCAGCTCTAAGTTCTTCTATATTCATTTCTATAGTTTTATCAGTAGCACTTCATAAAGTCTCTACAATGTATCATTGCTTAAGTTGAGGTACATATCTCCATGCATGGTTATGTCCGTATCTTTTATTGTCTTCTAATTTAAATTCTTCTATTTCATCCATAGTTATATCTCAATCAGCTCTAGCTTTTCTATACCATTTACCAGTATATAAGATTCATAATCAAAATACTTTTCATTCCATAGCTAGTCTTTCAAATTCATCTGAATTAATATCTACTGTTATTACACTTATCTGTGTATTAAAGTTTTTCTTAAACCATCCAGTATACCAGTTATATATAAACTTAAAGTATGCTCACCATGACTCATTCCACATTTTATCTTTCTGTGCAGCCTGTAATACATCTATTATGTATTTATTATCTACTGTTATTCCCCATTGCATTCTAGTTATATTTAATAACGTATAAACAGTACAACCATTTCTAGTAAATTTTTCTAGGTTTTGATTATATAATGCTTTCATTCTTCTTACTATTCACATAGTTTTATTTGTTAGGAACTAAATCTTTTTGTATATCTAATACACATCTAATCTTTTCTTGATTCTCTACGCATACTGTCTTTGTATTCTCTGTATAGTCTTCTGTATACATTGTATTCTTAACACATCAGTACGTAGCTAATGTTACAGCTATTCATACAGCTGGTCATACTTTAAAATTTTTCATTATCTTTCCAAATAAGGAACTAAATATAATCCTACTAAGATTATAAATCATACGATTGATAGTAAGATATAGCCTATAATGGCTATACCTCATATCAATGCTTTTCTAAATCTATTCATTTAAATATATTATATCATTAATAGTGTCTTTACAATCTTCTATAGTTCTATATAATTTTTCTTTTCTTTGTTCCGTAGTATTATTAGATTTTAATTCTAATAAACTATCATCTATTATTCTACTACATACTCTTAGATTATATCTATCTGTATCAGATATATCTTCATATCACATTTTATTTTAATTTAAAAATAAATTTAATATTGTCATACATACCGTTAGCAGCTAATCATACTAAGAATCAATTAAGCATTATATCTTTAGTGCTTAAATCAAATAATAAATAAACTATTCATGCCGCTAACGGGAATGTAAACAATGGTAATAGTTTTTTTATTAATTCTCCTCCTAATGATTTCTTCATCATTTCTGTTACAACTAACACTATAGGTGTTACTATTATAACAGTTTGTTCTATTCATATATATTCTATCATTTTTTATTCTTTATTAAATAAAGTCTTTCTCTCCTTAGGTGAGAAACTAACATTACAGCTACTAAATTTCATAATATTAATATCGGTCATATTCATTCTTCTATAAAATGAATCTCAATTAAATGATCTATTCATCTATGAAGAATAAACCAAAGATATAAATTTATATAATATAATAACGATAACGATATAATAACAATATGTTCAGAACGACTTGCTTTATATTTACTTTTATCTTCACTCATATAGTTCCAATTATGAACTAGATATATTACTTCTTTAATTCAGAAATATAATATAAGTAAAAAAGTTAATATAGTAATTGTAAATAAAATCATAGTTTTTTTTATTAAATGTTATTATCTTCATATTTATCAGATACATTCGCCATTACTATAAGTAAAAATTTATTTATAATATTAGCCTTCTTTTGTTTAAATAATTCTTCTGTTATATTTTCTTTAGTATCTTTTAATACTTCATCTATCTGTTCTAATAATTCTCAAAATCTCATTTGATGAGATGCCCAGAATTTTTCTATTATCTTTATGTCTTTTCATGATGAGAATATTGCTTTCTCTAGATCTTGTCATATAGATTTAAATAATAAATTTATATGTATTTTGAACATCCTTGTGTTCGTAGTATTAAAACTATCTATATCTAAAATTATTCTTTTTAAAAATATAATTTTAGTTTTAAATAAATCTTTCATATCTGTATTTGGTATATGTTCTATATATCTATCCAGTTGTTCAAGATTATTTGTATACTCTTTTGTAAATTTATACCCAGTGATTCATGTTATTTTTTCTTTTAAAAATTGATTCTTATGTACTGATAGAAATTCTACTAGTACTGGATGTATCTCCATTCATAATTCCTCAAGGTTTTCAGCTATACTAGATAAGTTATTTAATATTAGAAATCATGCAAATGCTCATACGAACATCTCTACATGAAATACTAAGTTCATTGTATATCACATAAACAGTAATATACTATAACTTACTAATTTCCATATTCATTTATAAAAACCTCTACTACTAAATACTTTATATTTAATAGCTTTTAAAGATCATAATAATGTATCAACTAGAAATAACATAAATACAGCGTTTACTATGGTTTCGTTTCATACATAAACTAAGTTCATGTAACTTAATCCAATACCAAGTACAGCTTTAGTTATGAAGTTATCTGTGAGTATAACTTTTAGATATACTAATATAGTTTTAATTCAGAATACTTCATTTAACATTTTATGTTTTGTTAAGTTTTATTCTTCAGTTTCTTCTGATATCTCTAATGATTCATCAGCGAACTGGTCATTTGTGATTGACTCTTTCTTTATTTGTCAACCATTTATCCTCATTCACATATTTTAGTTTTTTAATTATAAGTTCATCCATCTATTGATCATGAAGCATCAGAAATAAAATCTAATACTTCCTGTGATAGATCAGATAATTTTATTGTACCATCCTTTATATCTATTCATTCGATAGTATTATCTCTTATTTGAGATGATTTTATTTCTGGTTTCATGGTTTATATTTATTAAGCTAAATCATTAGGATTTGTAAAACTTGTTACTTCTCCCATTTTTACCCATTTTAAAGATCCTCATACATTTGCATAATAATATGCTGTATTTGAAGAAGATATGAATGTATCTCATTCAGAATATGAAGCATTTGGGTCAGTTCAAATTACGGTATTAATTCATCCTCATGCATTAGATAATTCATTATCAAATTCATTTTTAGTATATACTTCTGTATTAGAAGATATACTTCATAAATTTCACATAATTTTTTTATTATTAAAAATTAAATATGTGGAGAGAATTAACTCTCCTTATATTATATAACTAGATATACAATTTCTTCTTACATTTCTGTATTAATTATTTCAGTATACCTATTATCTATTAAGTTATTAAAACTTATTTAATAAGTAATTCATTTGCTGTAATAGCTATACCAGCTTTTACTGAATTATCTCAAGGATTTACACTTATAGCTCATATTCAAGAATGAGTATTAGTTCAAGAAATTACAAAATACATATCATAACTACCAAAAGATGCTCTTGCTTTATGGAATACTCAATTAGAATATGAACCAGTAGAATCTCAATAAATTCTTCTTGTTTTACTTCAATCACTCATAGTGAATTCAATATAATAAGTTCAAGTATTTAATAATAAATTACTAAATCAATAGTTTATATCTTGATCAGAAAAGTTTCATGTATATGTATTATCTGATGTTTTAATTAATGTTCATCCTACTGAATCATAAACTTTACAAGTAACTACAACTCAATGATAAAACATACCTCTTATTTTTATATTAGATATATTTATAGCTTCTGTTACAGTAAATGTTTGTCAATATGATTCATTTTGAAATCAATCTCAAATTACTTCATGTTGATCTGTATGCTGTATATTTAAAGAACCTGCAGCTTGTGATATATAATAATTACTACCTATACTTAATCCTGTATTATTACTATTTATTCATACTAAATCAATTTGTATATTACCTCAAACAGTAACTGTTTCAGTAGCAAAACCTACAAATCAAGATTTATTTAAATCTGAAGAGTCAGTTAAGTATACTTTTCAATCTGTAGAATTTATATATATTGATTGTCCAGCTGTTATATTTCCTCAAGCAATTAATGAAGTTGTAATATTTCATCCTCCAACATTATTAATTGCATTATCTACCTCTGTTTTAGTATAAGTAGTAGCTTGATTAGCTTTAGTATTAACTAATGCAGTTAATGTTGTATCATCATATGTAGCACCATCAGCACCAGCAATACCTTGTGGTCATTGTGGTCAGATTAAACCTCCATTAATATCAGCAGCTAGTGTAGCAACTACATCAGCTAATTGATCTAATGTTGTAGCGTTAGCATCATAACTTCTTTGAGTTAATGCATTAGCTACTGTATATGTAGGTAATACAGATACATCAGCAGCAGTAGCTTTAGAATCTAAAGCAGCTTGTAATCCAGCTATACTAGCTATACTTAAAGCATCTAGATCACTTCTATTTAATTTAATAAAATCTACAATTTCTTGTACTTCATTTAAATCTACATCATTAGAAGCAACTAAAGTATTTAGATTATCTATTAATCCTTTTAATACTTTACCTTGTTCAGCTGATAATACAGATCCACTACCACCAGTTGTAACATCATCAACTACATGAGATGTATTTAATGCACTTAATACATGAGTATCAAATACACTTTTTGTATTTAATTGAAATGAACTAGTGTCAGTTTTTTTAATAAAAACTTTTTCATCTATTTCATTTATAAATATTTCACCAGCTTTTCTTTCTGCTGGCATCGTAAGTCCAGAAGTTAACCCTCTAGGATTTTGTAAATTTCACATATTTTATATGAATTAAAAATTAAAGATTAATAATATTCTCAACCGTCCATAATAAAGTTTCAATCTATTCAAACTCAATCAGCTCATGTTTCCCCTTGTATTCATTGTATTCATTGTATTCATTGTGCTCATGTTGCTCAATCATTTCAATCAACTCATGTTGCTCATGCGGCTCCAGTAGGTCATTGTATTCAATCTTCTCATTGTATTCATTGTGCTCATGTTGCTCAATCATTTCAATCAACTCATGTTGCTCATGCGGCTCCAGTAGGTCAT